CTGAGGCACTGGAGTGGAAATAAATACTATTATTCTGATTCCTTGACATGCCCCTATATCCTGTTAAAAACCTGAAAACTGGTGAAACTCAAGATTTGATGATGTCCATTGCTGATTATGAGCAGTGGAGAAAGGACAATCCCGACTGGGACAAAGATTGGTCGCAAGGATGTGCAACACCTGGCGAAGTCGGAGATTGGCGGAACAAATTAGATGGCGGGTGGAACGAAGTGCTCGATAGGGCATCTCGTTCGCCTGGATCCCAGGTGCGTAAATTCAACAACTACTAATCCTATGCCCAGAAGAAAGAAGCCTGTAGAGTCTATTGGTATTGGTATGACTGCAAAACAAATGAGGCGTAAAAAACCAATTAACACTGATTTTCTTGTTGATATTACGCCGTTAACTGCAAATCAAGAAACTCTGTTTAAGGATTATTCTCTGGGGAAAAACATCTTTGCTTACGGTGCAGCAGGAACTGGTAAAACCTTTATCGTTCTATACAATGCGCTCAAAGATGTCCTAGACGAAAAAACTCCTTACAATAAGATCTATATCGTTAGATCTTTGGTCTCTACTAGAGAGATTGGTTTCCTACCTGGAGATCATGAGGACAAATCTGCACTCTACCAGATTCCTTACAAGAACATGGTGAAGTACATGTTTGAACTTCCCTCAGATTCTGATTTCGAGATGCTTTACGGCAATCTCAAGACGCAGGAGACAATTTCGTTCTGGTCTACATCTTTTATTCGTGGAACCACTCTGGATGATGCCATTATCATCGTCGATGAGTGCCAAAACTTGAATTTTCATGAACTAGATAGTATAATTACGAGAGTCGGTGAGAACACGAAAATCCACTTCTGTGGTGACGCTACTCAAACGGACCTTACTAAGACTTATGAGCGTAATGGTATCCTGGACTTTATGAAGATCCTTGAGCAAATGCCCTCGTTCTCTTCTATTGAGTTCGGTGTTGATGACATCGTTCGTTCTGGTCTCTGTAAGGAATATCTCGCAACTAAATTGGCACTCGGTATGTAATGTTTAACCATCTTGATATTGAAATCCCTGAATTAAAAAGGGTCACCATTGATGGTGTTCGTTATTATGATACACCCGATAACAAGATGGTTTCTATTACCTCTGTTATCAGTCATTATAATAAAGATAAGTTCGCAAAGTGGCGGGCAAAGGTAGGCGAAGAGAAAGCAAATGCGATTACTCGCAAAGCGACCAGTCGTGGTACAGATATGCACTCGCTGGTCGAAAACTATCTCTACAATAAAGATCTGCCTAGAGTCCAACCACTTTCGGACTTTTTGTTCAAAATTGCTAAACCATCACTGAACAAAATCGACAACATCCACACCCTAGAGGGTTCTCTGTACAGCACAGAACTTGGTATTGCTGGAACTGTCGATTGTATTGCTGAATACGAGGGTGAGTTAGCAGTTATTGACTTCAAAACCTCAAAAGAACCTAAACCAAGATCTTGGATCGATGGATACTTTGTACAAGCAGCAGCATACGCCTGCATGTATTATGAACTGACAGGCACTCCTGTCAAAAAACTGGTCATCATCATGGCATGTGAAAACGGTGAGTGTGTTGTCTATGAAGAGCGTGACAAGTTGAAGTATATGAAACTTCTCGTTACCTACATTAAAACCTTCTTAGAATATCACTTACAAATCCATGGAAAATGAATTTACCCAAGCACTAGGACAAAAGTTTATGAATCCAGCAAAATTTGCTCTGGAAATCGAAAACATTGTCCTAAACGAAAAACTCAATTATATTGATGCTGTTATACTTTTCTGTGAGGAGAATAGTATTGACATTGAGTCAGTTACCAAACTAATCTCTAAACCTTTAAAGGAAAAGATTAAGTGTGACGCTCAGCAGTTGAATTTCATGAAGAGAACTACTCGCGCTAAATTACCATTGTGACGCCATACGATTGCTATAGAACATATCTTGCTGTAAAAAACCACTTTACGAAAGATCAGTTTGATTTTTTTAAAAGCAATGGTAAGGCGAGAGCATCTGTAAATGCGTTTAACAAGCGTAAAGATAAGTATTTCTTCGAGAAGTTGGCACATTATAGAAGTGACACAGAGGTCACTAAGTATTTTGTGTCGTACTTTTTAGACGATAAGTCGTGGGTCGGTGATATGGTCCATGACAAGGGAGAGACTTATGAAAATTATATTTTAAAATTAAACGATTTAGAAGAAATCTTCAAAAAGGAGTCTATTTATCTGTTTTCTGATGAAAATTTACTTTCTGTATTCCAATGCACAGGGGGTTCTCATCCGATCATTTTGAAAAAATTCCTGAACGGTAAAGTTAGTATTGAAACATTGGTAATCTATGATAGAATATTCCTGTTCGGGAATGATTTCGATAAGAAACTTCTCGACCCAGTGTGGGAAACCGTATCATTGAAAATTAGGAAGTATAAACCGTTCCTAAATATCGATGTGTTCAAGTATAAGAAGATATTAAGGGAGGTGATTCATGTCTAGTTTCTTCGATTCTGAACTTGTTCAGCAAGAAATGGAGGAGATCAACGATCTTCAGGCAGAAATTTATAAGGAAGCATTTAAGTTTCCAGAACTCTCTGTTGAAGAAAAGATTGAACACTTAGAGCGGCTGGACTATCTCCTAGAAAAGCAGGAGATTCTCTACACCCGTCTCAAATTGTCAGACGATCCCCGTGCAAAGCAGGTTGCGAATAATGTCCGTGACTCTGCTATAATGATGGGGTTCCCAAAGGACATCGACTGCTCGGTTCTGTTCTCCAACATGAGGAAAACGCTTGAATCGGTCAGGGAGAAAGTCCTTGACAGGGATAGATGAGTCATCCTATAATGGACTCGCACAGACCAAATCCTAAAAACACAGGCCAAATCTATGTCTTTCGCATCGCTCAAGAAGCAGTCTTCTCTCGGCAGTCTTACTGCCAAACTCGTTAAAGAGGTTGAGAAGTCGAACTCCCCTCAAGGTGGAGACGATCGTCTCTGGAAACCTGAGGTGGACAAAGCAGGTAACGGTTATGCCGTTATCCGTTTCCTCCCCGCCCCTGATGGCGAGGACCTCCCTTGGACCCGTATGTACTCTCATGCCTTCCAAGGACCTGGTGGATGGTATATTGAGAACTCTCTGACTACCATGAATCAGAAGGACCCCGTGTCCGAGTACAATACCCAACTGTGGAACAGTGGTGTTGACTCCGATAAGGAGACCGCCCGTAAGCAGAAGCGTAAACTGTCTTACTACAGCAACATCTATGTTGTTCGTGACCCTGCTAACCCTCAGAACGAAGGCAAGGTCATGCTCTATAAGTATGGTAAGAAGATCCATGACAAGATCCTCGCTGCCATGCAACCCGAGTTTGAGGACGAAGAACCCATCAATCCCTTCGACTTCTGGGCAGGTGCAGACTTCAAACTGAAGATCAAAAAGGTTGCAGGTTACTGGAACTATGATTCTTCTGAGTTTGCTCGTCCTGGCACTCTCGGTGACTTCTCTGACGATGAACTGGAAGCAATCTGGACGAAAGAGTATTCTCTGGAAGAGATCTCTGCTCCTGCTCAGTTCAAGACCTATGATGAACTGAAGAAGCGTCTGGACTATGTTCTGGGCATCTCCAAACCCGCCTCTCGTCCTGTTGTGGATGAAGAAGTTGCTGAAGAGGAAGAGGAATACAAACCCGTTCCTCAGGACCTGAAGGCAGAACTCAACTCTCTGTCGTCTAATTCTTCCAATGATGATGAAGACGATGCCCTGTCTTACTTCCAGCGTCTCGCTGAAGAATGATATAAATAACCAGAGGGAGGTAACTCCCTCTTTTTTAGTACTATAAGTTAAAGAAATGGCATTCCAAGGAAATCATTATCTTGCTACTTTTACTGTAGACGGTGCAACTGAGCGTGTCGATGTTTATGCAAAAGATGACGCCGATGCCCGCAGAAAAGTTTTGATGCTTTATCCAACCGCAACTAATATCTCCGTAAGTGCAGGTGCCTGATGTCTCGCAACAAGGTTATTGTTTATAACGGCGATGATGGCAAGTGCAGGGTACTGATCCCTGCACTTGATTGTGCATTGGCAGATGATGCTGTCATCGCTAAAGATGTGCCAACAGCAGAATATGCTGTAATTAATAATTCAGAATTACCATCTAAGGTTTTTAGAGCAGCATGGACATACAACCACTCAAGTTCGACTGTGGATGTGGATCTTGCAAGTGCCAAAGAAATAACGACAAAACTTCTGGAGGATCGTTATCTGGCAACGGAGAAGGAGAACGAGGAGAT